TTCTTATAGGAGATTGAAATGGCTGCTGCAACCGCTGTTGTATCCCGTCGCGGGAATGACCAATTCCGGGGCTTGTTCTCGGATACCTGGGCCGTATCTTGTACTCTGGATAGCGCAAGTGTTGATGCTGGCGCTACCGATACTGATACCGTGACTGTTCCTGGTGCTGCTTTGGGCGATATGGTAGTTGGTATGTCTATTGGTGTTAGCGAGGCTGGTCTGGTTCGCCGGGCTTACGTTTCTGCTGCTAACACGGTGACTATCGTTACCTACAACCCTACTGGTGGCGCTGTGAACGTGGCATCTACGACGATGCGACTGGTTATCGGTCGGATGGTGTAAAGGACGGGGGGCCACAAGCCCCCTGTTTCTCATTGGAGGCGTAAATGGTTCCTCAAACGTTTCCCTCAAACAACGGGAAAATGGTTGTTTTCAAGCTGTCTAGCCTGACTGGGCTGACACGCTGGTCTGATTACATTCCCGTCAAAACTGCCGCTTCTCCTGGAATTCTCAATTCCTATAGTGGAAATATCGACGCGGACATTCTTGTGTCAACCACTGGCAAGAAAGCCTGGATTGACTACATCCCAGTTTATGAAGATGCCGCAGCAACCAAAGCATGGCTTGTGAGTGCTGATGGCTACATCCCTATTTACGGGTAAAACATGGCAACTTTTCGCTGTTTGGCTAGTGGCAATACCGTGTCATTCACGTACACTCACGACATCGAGTCAATGAAGGGTCATTCTGGCTACATCCGTATTGATGAGCTGGAACCTAAAGAGGAAGAAGAGCGTCCGCTTCCCATGACTTCTCCAGCGAAGAAGCCTGGGCGACCGCCAAAGCCAAAAGGTAATGCAAATGCCTGAAGGATTGTTCTCTGAATATACCTGTCCGATTGCGACACAGGATATTCACATCAACCTCAAGAATCGCAACCATGCTTTTAAGGAGTATGGTTATGGGCCTCCAAATCCCAATGAGCCTAACGAGGTTTTCTGGCTGAAAAAGGCCAAGATGTACAACGCTCCTACTGACGCGATCAAAGGGATGCTGTGTGGTAATTGTGCGGCTTTTATCCAAACTCCAAAGATGATGGAATGCATCATTAAGGGCTTGGAAAACGACCAGAATGAGTACGAAGAGGAAGACGAGATCGAAAACGAGGTTGAGGACGAGACTGAAGACGAGGCTGAATACGAGAATGAGGATGAGATGTCCTATGACAAGAAGTTTGTCAAGGCGGCAGATTTGGGTTATTGCGACCTGTTTCACTTCACTTGTGCAGCGGCCCGCACTTGTGATGCTTGGAAGTCTGGCGGGCCTATCAAAAAGGATTAATCATGTACGGTAAAGCACCTAAGATGGAAAAGAAGCCTGGAAAGAAGATGGGTATGCCTGTGGCAATCATGGTTGCCGTTGGTAAGCCAAAACCACTGCCTAAGCGTGGTCAGCGTGCGATGACCAACAAGATGACTCGGGGCAAAAAATGAAAAAGACCAAAGCCGAGAAGAAAATCAGCAAGGTCATGCGGGAGTACAAGTCTGGTACGCTGCACTCCGGCAAAGGTGGTCCTGTTGTAAAGAGTCCTAAACAGGCAGTGGCAATTGCCCTATCTGAGGCCGGGAAAGCCCGGAAAAAGAAGTGAAAGAGGTTTGGGACAAGAAACGTCCTAAGTACTTGGGCGCTCCTAAGCCTCTTAGTCCAGCAAAGAAGGCTGTAACTAAAAAGATGGCTAAAGAGGCTGGCAGGCCGTATCCCAACCTCGTAGACAACATGAGAGCCGCGAGGAAGAAATGAAAACTGCTGCTTGGCAAAGAAAAGCCGGTCAAAACCCTAAAGGCGGCTTGAATGCCAAGGGTAGAGAGTCTTATAATCAAGCAACTGGCGGGAATCTAAAGGCTCCCGTCAAATCAGGCGACAACCCTAGACGGGCCTCCTTTCTAGCGCGTATGGGCAATATGCCCGGGCCTGAGTATAAGAATGGCGAACCCACTCGCCTTCTGTTATCCCTCCGAGCCTGGGGCGCATCGTCCAAAGCAGATGCAAGATCGAAAGCTAAGGCGATCTCGGAGAGGAATAAAAAGTGAGACCAGTCTCAGTCGGCGTAAGTTTAACTGCTGCTACAACTACAACGTTGTATACAGTGCCGACTGGCTATTATGCCAAGTGTGTGCTTCTTCACGCATCGAACAATGCTGGCGCAAACAAGCACATAAGTTTTAGTTGGTACGACGCAAGTGCAGCGACTACCATACCAATCACGACTGAATACACACTATCCGCTAAAACAACGCTTGCCGAGATTGATGTCAATCAGTACATTGTTTTAGAAGAAGGCGACTACATCACTGCGTTATCAGAGTCTGGCTCGACTATTTCTGTTATCGCAACATTTGAACAAATAGGATTGACACGGCAATGACCTACCTTGAACTTGTCAATGATGTCTTGATTCGTTTACGGGAAACACAAGTTTCAACCGTAACGGAAACGACCTACTCTACGCTGATTGGCAAGTTTGTCAACGATGCCAAACGTCAGATTGAGGATGCGTATGCTTGGAATGTGCTTGGTACTACCCTGACGTTCAACACAACCCCGGCGACGTACATCTACTCAATGACCGGCGCAGGGCAGAAGTTTCAGGTCATGGATGCCATCAACAGTACGGCCAACGTAGGCTTTACGAACATTGGCTTTGTAGAGATGAATAGGCTCCAAAATTTCACCACGCCCATCTCTGGCATTCCAAGTCAATACTGTTTTGATGGCGTGGACAACAACGGAGACACTAAAGTTGTTCTCTATGCGCGTCCGGACAATGTGTACACAATTCAGTTTGCCTTGACTGTTCCGCAGGCTCAACTTACTTCTGATGGCACTTCTGTGCTGGTGCCAGATGTGCTGGTGGCTCAGAATGCTTACGCTCGTGCCCTGGTGGAGCGCGGGGAAGACGGTGGTCTAGCTTCATCTGAGGCTTACCAGTTGTACCGAGCCATGCTAGCAGATTACATCGCCCTGGAAAGCACTCGTTATCCCGAGAACCAGGAGTTTATTGCCGTATGAGCGAAGCACTCCAGATCGCCAGCATTTCCTCTCCAGGATTTACTGGATTGAACACGCAAGACTCGCCGCTTGATCTGGCGTCTGGCTTTGCTCTGGTCGCAACGAACTGCATCATTGACCAGTACGGTCGCATTGGATCTCGCAAGGGATGGTCTAAGGTCAACTCCTCGTCTGGCAACTTGGGAGCCAATGCTGTTGGCGTCATCCATGAGCTTGTGCAGTCCGATGGGACTTTGACCGTCCTGTTTGCTGGCAACAACAAGATCTTCAAGCTGGATGGCTCTAATGCGGTCGTAGAACTTACGTATGGCGGTGGTGGTAGTGCGCCTACTATCTCTGCAAATAATTGGTCCTGCGCCTCTTTAAACGGTATTACGTACTTCTTCCAGACTGGGCATGATCCTCTGATCTATGATCCTGCTGTCAGCACGACTACATATCGTCGGGTGAGCGAGAAGTCAGGATACGTAGCAACGGTTCCAAGTGCCGATATCGCTATCTCGGCTTTTGGTCGCCTCTGGGTAGCCAATACCTCCACCGTTAAGAACACGGTCTACTTCTCAGACCTTCTGGCAGGCCATGTTTGGTCTACTGGTACAGCAGGATCGCTGAACGTGGATCGTGTGTGGCCTAACGGCCCAGACGAGATCACTGGACTAGCTGCACACAACGGCTTCTTGATTATCTTTGGCAAGCGTCAAATTCTGGTCTATCAAGACGCCACAACTCCCGCCACAATGCAGTTGCAGGATACGGTTGGCGGCATTGGTTGCATTGCCAGGGACTCTATCCAGACGACCGGCAAGGATGTGTTGTTTTTAAGCAACTCTGGCGTCAGGTCTTTTGCCAGGACGATTATTGAGAAGTCTGCTCCGCTTGGAGATCTGTCCAAAAACGTCCGAAATGACCTGATGGACATTGTGGCTGGTGAGACTTTAGCCAACATCAAGTCTGTCTATTCTGAGAAAGAGGCGTTTTATCTGTTGACGCTTCCGTCTGTGGATGAGGTGTATTGCTTCGATACACGCGGTTATTTGCAAGACAACTCATTGAGAGTGACGATCTGGGACTCTATCGAGCCTACTGCCTTGCTATCGCGCAGGAATGGCGATGTCCTGATTGGTAAGACTGGCTATATCGGCAAGTACAACACCTATCAAGATGATGGTGTGGCCTATAGGATGTTGTACTACACCAACCATGCGGATCTGGGTAACCAAAATGTTACTTCTATCCTAAAGAGGCTTAAAACCATTGTTATTGGTGGCACGAATCAGTTCGTCACCATGAAATGGGGCTTTGACCTTATTACCAACTATCAGTCTGCCAACGCTCAGATCCCAACGCAGGGCATTTCTGAGTACGGAACTGCTGAGTACGGAGCCAATGGATCTCCTGTTGCTCAGTACTCTGAGGGAATATTGATTCAGACTCTTTCAGTGCCCGCAACTGGCAGTGGAAAGATTGTGCAGACTGGATATGAGTCAAACATCAGCGGATCTCCTCTTTCGATCCAGCGCATTGAGATCCAGTATAAAGATGGGAAACTGTCCTGATTAAAGGAAACGGAGAGTATTGTGTCAAATTACACCAAAAGCACTAACTTTGCCACTAAAGATGCGCTTTCATCTGGCAATCCTTTGAAGATTGTCAAAGGCACTGAGATTGACACTGAGTTCAACAACATTGCTACTGCTATTTCTACAAAGGCAGATCTGGCATCTCCTACGTTCACAGGAACTCCATCTCTTCCAACTGGCACTACTGGCGTCACTCAGAGCTTTGGCAACAACACAACTGCTCTGGCAACGACTGCTTTTGTGCAAGCGGCGATGGCCGCACTGCATCCAGTTGGATCTATCTACATCAACGCGACCAACTCTACCAATCCAGGTACTTTGCTTGGCTTTGGAACTTGGGTTGCATTTGGTGCTGGCCGTGTTCCGGTAGGCTTTGACTCTGGTAACGCACTTTTTGACACAGCAGAAGAAACTGGAGGTTCGGCAGACGCTGTTGTTGTAAGCCACACACACACAGCATCGGTTACAGATCCAGGTCATACTCATAACTATTTGCGCCAACCAAACACGCCATATTCTGGAGATGACGGCGCAGCAGACGGACCTTCTGTTTTCTCTATTAACTATCAAGTTTCAACTGCAACTTCTTCCTCTACTACTGGTATAACAGTGAGCAACAGTACCACAGGATCGTCTGGTACCAATGCTAACTATCAGCCGTACATAACTGTGTATATGTGGAAAAGGACGGCATGAAAACGCCTGTTGTCATTAGGAACGAGTACGTGATGTACCTGGAGTTCTTTGACAACTTGCTATGGTTTCATACGGATGTGTTCAAGTGGACATCAAGTGTCAAGAAGCGGTTTCTGAAAGACATGAGGACACTGGTTGGATTGATTGGGATGCCTCTGTTGTCGTTGATTGAGGTGGCTAACGAGAAGTTGGCAAAGTTTGCTGATGCAATTGGAATGGATCGTGAACAAACGATTACAACAAGCACTGGTGAGCAGGCATTTATTTATTGCTGGAGATAGATCATGGGATCAATAGTTTCTTCCGTTTTGGGTTTTGCTGGCGCTAGTCGGCAAGCCCGTGCAATGGAGAGCGCGGCTAGGACATCTGCTGCTGCACAAGAGCGGGCTGCTCAAATAGCCGCAGAAGAGGCTAGGTTCCGACCCGTAGGGATTACGACGCGCTTTGGCCGCTCAATGTTTGAGACTGGCCCAGAGGGTCGTGTAACCGGAGCTGGATACGAGGTTTCTCCTGAACTGCGGGCTTATCAAGATCGCTTGATGGGTCTGACTGGCATGGGATTGACTCAGGCAGAGGCTGCTCCTGGTCTATATCAGCCCATGATGGCTGCTGCTCCTGGACTGTTTGGTCTGGGCGCTCAGTACCTTGCAGAGTCTCCACAGGCCGCTGCACAGCAGTTTATGGCTCGTCAGCAAGAACTGTTGGCTCCTAGCCGTGAGCGTGAGTTTGCACGGGTGCAGAATCGTTTGTTCCAGACTGGTCGTAGTGGGTTGGCTGTTGGTGCTACTGGCGAACGTCCTAGTGGCGCTGCCGGTCTTGGTGCCGCATCTCCTGAGATGGAGGCTTACTATAACGCTATTGCACAGCAAGACGCTGAGTTGGCTGCTCGTGCTCAACAGGCTGGTATGGAGCAGACTAGGTTTGGTGCTGGGTTGTTTGGCACTGGTGCTGAGTTGTTGCGTGGCGCTTATACAGGACAGATTGGCGCTTTGGCTCCATTTGAGGCTTATCTTGGTCAAGAAAGAGCACTTGAAACACTGGGTCAGCAACCACTTGACATTGGCGCTGGCATAGGAGCAAGGATTGGCAGTCCCGCTGGCGCTCAGGCGCTATTGACTGGCGGCATGGGCGCAGCAAGATCACTTGAAGCTGCTGCGCAATTCAACCCGTTTGCCGATTTGCTGATGGGTCTGTCAAGGAATCCTCAGTTTGGCGCTGGCATTGATAGAACGATACAACCATACATGAATGCTAGATCGGCTATGGATACTTATGGCGCAGGCAATGTATATGGCTTTGGTGGCGGTGGAGTAACACCATCTGCAATGCCTACCGATTGGAGTTTTTAAGGGGTAATCATGGCAGACATTGTTCAGTCACTATTTGGCCTTACGCCAGAAGCCTATCGTCAGCAACAGATGAATGAAGCTGATCGCATGGCTCTTGGCTATGCACAGCTTACTCCTCAACAGCGAGCCTCTTTCGGTATGGCTCGGGCTGGCTATCAGTTGGGCGGAGTGCTTGGAAGTGCTCTTGGCGCACAAGACCCTGCGCTGCAACTGATCTCTAACCGTCAAGCCATTGCTCGGCAGATTGACCCTACTGATCCAGAAACAATGAGAGCAGGAATA